TTAATGTCAACTTCATTAAGATTGCTAAGACTATTTACCATGAACTATGGCATATTATTTGCGATCTTAATGAAGTTGACATTAATAAAATTGGAGAAGAAAAAACCGCAAAACTATCTGAGCAATATGTAAATTTATTAAAGAACAACAAGAGACTTAAGAATTTTTTAAATGAGTTATACTAATGGCAGGATATACTTGGGCTAGAGAAATGGGAGACAAAGTAAAAGAATGTAATTTTTGCGTTATGCCTGGACTTATCGAATGTAATGATAAGAGATACTGTCCAGATTGTTATTCATTAAAGATTTGGAAAAAGAAAATTGAAAACGTAGGTAAATATTTAGATAAAAAAGAAATGGAAGAAAATAATGATTAAATTTCCTAAAGAACCACCAGCAATAAAATATCAAATTATTTATGCAGATCCTGCTTGGAAATATAATGCTAGAAATAATAAAAAAACTAAATTTGGCGGTGGTTGTGCAGCTCATTATGATTGTTTAACTAAAGAAGAAATTTGGAGTTTACCTATTAATAATATTGCTGATGATAATTGTTATTTGTTTTTATGGGTAACTTTTCCTAAATTATTAGAAGGAATTGAAACAATTAAAAGATGGGGTTTTGAATATAAAACTTTAGGATTTAGTTGGATTAAAACCAATAAAAATAATGACAAACCTTTTTTTGGCATTGGATATTACACAAAATCTAATTGTGAGATTTGTTTACTAGGAACAAAAGGTAAAGTTAAACCTGTAAGAAATACAGTTTCCAGCGTTGTAATTTCACCTAGAGAAGAACATTCCAAAAAACCAGAAATCATTAGAAATAAAATAGTTGAATTATGTGGAGACTTACCAAGAATAGAATTATTTGCTAGACAAAAAACTGAAGGTTGGGATGTCTGGGGTAATGAAATATGAAAATAAAATTAGAACCTTTTGAAATACAATTAGCTTGTGATGTAGCTACAAGGCGATTTATTGAAAACCTTAAAATGGGTAAGTCCTTTTCTTATGGCTATGAAGGATCTACTGAGAAAACAATTGCACTAGGTATAATGGGTTGTTGTGCTGAAGTTGCCTTTGCTAAGTCTAAGGATAAATATTTTAATGGTTCTTATTCAGATCAATATTCAAGATACACAGATACAGATATGCAGGACCATATAGAAATAAGATCCCAAAAAAGAAAAGATTATAATTTTCTATTGATAAGACCAGGAGAGAAAAAAGCTAAATATGTTCTAGTCATTGATGAGGATAATTTTGAATACTCAATAATGGGTTGGTTTCCTTTTTTAAATGATATGCCTGAACGATTAACAAACTTTGGTCATCATAATAGACCACCTGCATATAAGGTAGATATTAAGGAGCTGTATGATATTAAGGATTTATAATGATAAACAAAAATAGAGAAAGAACATTAGTTGTTATAAGTTTAGGAGCTGGAGTTCAAAGTTCTACAATGGCATTAATGGCAGGAAAAGGAGAATTACCAAAACCTGATTGTGCGATATTTGCAGACACAGGTTATGAAAGTAAATCTTGTTACACTTATTTAAACTTTTTAAAAAAAATTTTACCCTTTCCCATTTACATAGTTCAAAAAGGAAACATAAAAGAAGATATAATTAACTCTATTAAAAATAATACTAAATTTCCTACTGCTCCATTTTTTACTAAAAATCCTGAGACAGGTAAAAAAGGTATGTTGAGAAGACAATGTACCGCAGATTATAAAATATTCGAAATAAGAAAAAAGATTAGAGAACTATGTAATGTTGGTTTTAAAAAGAGATTTCCTAAGGATAAATATGTTGAACAATGGATTGGAATTTCTATGGATGAAATAATGAGAATGAAACCTGCTAGAGATCCTTATATATTAAATAGACATCCATTAATTGAAATGAAAATGTCTAGGCAAGATTGCATTAATTGGATGAAAAAAAATAATTTTCCCTTACCTGAAAAATCAGCTTGTATTATGTGTCCCTATCATAATGACGCTTATTGGAACTCTATGAAAAATGAAAAACCTGATGAATTTGCTGATGCAGTTGAATTTGATAAAAAAATAAGAACTGGGGCAAAAAATATAAGAGATAATTTGTTTTTACATAAATCTTGTTTACCTTTAGACCAAGTAAATTTTGATAAAAAAGATTCATCTAAACAATTAGATATGTTTAATAATGAATGTGAGGGAATGTGCGGAGTTTAATTGAAAGCATTATTGATGTTGGAAGTGGATTATTATTGGCTACCCTTATTCAGTTATTAATCTTTCCTTTATTTAATTTATATCCAACAATTAAAGATAGTTTTCATATTGCTTTAATATTTACTTGTATTTCAATATTTAGATCTTGGTTTTGGAGATTAATATTTAAAAAATATTAAATTATAAATAACACTAAAATAATTAAATCAATCATTTAAGTAATTTTAAACCTTTCTTGCCAAGCCTTTTGTTTTTATAGTTTCTATAAATAATACCCTTAACTATTAGAATATTAATACAGGTTTGCTTTTCTAGCTCCTCAATATTAGTTTTCTTTGTTAAAGTATTTCCAAAGGTGTTTTTGCAATCTTTCATCTAGTTCCTTTTGTCTTTTGTATTTTATATACTCCCAAATGGCAAACACTAAGCCTACCAATAGGATTAATAATAATTGCTTATCCATTAGTTTCCTTTCGTTAGAACTATATAAGCGATTAATGCCACCGGTATAAACCGCACAATTGTATCAAGTATTATCATTGTCATTTATGCAACCTCCTCTATCTCTAATATTTGATCGTCATAAATCATAGCTTGTGCTTTATATTTTTCTACGTCTTTATGTAGTTCTAAAAGATTAGCACACATAAAATACGCTTCATAAACTTTATTGTCTATTGAAGGTGTATATATTAATTTATATTTTTTCATTTTATTGTTCCCTTTCTTTTGTTTCTGACCTCATCAGTATTGCAATAAGCAATAGACACCCTATTTCTAGGGTGTTTCGATCTAAGCATTTAATATTTTATATTTAGATACTTTGCCTTCCATTACTTGTTTTAAACCATCCTGCCAATTTGTTTGGTAGTCTTGTTTGATTTGTTTTAACCATTCATACCATCTTAATTCATTATCAAACCATAACCATTTTTTTTCAGATCTGAAAATATTTTGGTCGAATGATTCCATAATTACTGTTGCTCTATCATCATTAATGAATAAGTATTTTGTTTGTGGAATGTCATCTCTATTATTTGTTACTTCATACATATCTGTCATCCCATCAAATTTTCCATATTTAAATTGATAAGAATATTCCTTTAATTGATTTAGAGCCTCATCTGAACCATTTAAAACTTTAATTGTAACTGAACAGCCACCACTAAAATTTTTACTGTGTCCTGTAACATTTAAGTTTAATTGTTTTGCTTTAGCTTTAAGTAATTTATTTACTTGAGCTGATTGTGTTAGTGTTCTCATTTTATTGTTCCCTTTCTGTTGATTCGTTAACATACCTATATATGTATATAACTTGTACACTATTGTCAAATCATATTATTAGGTATATTAAGACTACTTAAGATTTGGGTAATCTTATTATATGCAGAAAAAAGGGTTTATCATTGTGCCAAAGAGCCTTATTTTGGACTCCAGGCTATCAAATAATGCTAAGATATTATTTATCTATATCCGTTCTTTATCTGAGAACTTTAGAACATTAAGAAATAGCAATTTAAGGCAAAAACTAGGCGTTTCTATTAATACACTTCAGAATTGTAAAACAGAGCTGCTTAAGTTTGGTTATCTTAAAATATACCGTAGAAAGTCCGCTAATTATTACTTTATTCTATCTGCCAAGCCTAATAATAAGGTTAAGGAGACTACTTAAAAAATGGGTAATGAGACTACCCAAATTTTACATAGTCAGACTACCCAAAATTTACGTAGTATTAGTAGAGTAATATCATTTATTATAATATCATTTATTATAATATCAGTGGAGCTTGATAGTTTAAAAGAAAGTATTAATAATGATTGATAAATCAACCTTCACTCCGCCAATCTATCTTATTAATGATAAGCCATTACAGAGCCAATTTGATAACAATTATACTAGAGCTGAAAAGGTTGACATTGTGATGCAACTTATGAATGATTATCAATCCGGCATCCTCACTGCTAAGACTTGCAAAGACATCATAGATAATAAGCTCTATGGTAGTTTTACTGCCAAATATATCTTGAATGATATGCAGCAGAAAAACATAATTAAGGAAAATCCATACACAAAAGATAACAGACCACTTATACCGCCTAGATCAATATTTGATTGGTAATACTATATCTTGTGTTATAATGATTGGTAGTTTAGCTCTCACCTTTTTGCTAAACAAATTAAACTAGCTAGTTCAGGTGGTAGTGTTCTTATACCCTTTCTAACGCTACCACCAACTAAAAAGGGTAAATTATGGCTGGAAGAAAAAAGAAATTAAATAAAAAACTAGCAGATACCATTTTGGATCTACTAGCTGATGGACTCACTATCAGACAGGTATTTGAGAAACCTGAAATAGATTACACATGGACTTCATTTAGAAAAGAATTAGTTTCAGATCCTGAATTAATGGACCGGTATCAAAAGGCAAAAGAATTAGCCATAGACTTAGAACTATCTAACCTGAAAGACAAAAGACTTGAACTAGAAGCTAAGATAGAAAGTGGAGACATTGATGGCAAAGCAGGACAAAACCTGGTTAACTTATATAAGATAATTGTTGCAAGTTCGCAGTGGTCTGCATCTAAATTGAGTGCAAAACGATATGGAAAAGCTGCTGAACTGACTATTAAAGGTGATAAAGAACAACCTTTAAGCATAAGTTGGGAAAAGGAATAGTTAAATTAATG